CCTCGCCCGGCTTGGCGTTGCGCAGAAACACCCCGTTTCGGTGCAGCGCCAGCAAGCGCGCGGCGTAGTACACCGATTGGGTCGCCTTTTTCCCTGCCACTAGAACACCTCCGTGATCTGAAGCGTGATGTTCGCTCCGTGATAGAACCGATTCGAGTTGACCGGCCATTCGATGATCCCGGTTGACGTGGAGACCTGCGTAATCGTGGCACTCCCCGAAATCAACCGGCGGCCGGTCTTGAACTTGTTCATGTAGGCTTTGACGTAATCGACCAGGAACGGCGCGGCCTCTTCCAACCCTGTGCCCTGGGTTGTGGGCTTGTACAGCATCATGTCCGTGATAGCCCAATACGCCACCGCAACCCCGCCGGTGATCGTCGCCGCCTGAATCTGGTCGCCTTCCAGGTTGGTATTAACCGGAAGCAGGAGGCGCGCGGGCAAGTCGGCGGTTGTGATCTGCTGTTTCAGCGTCGTGTCCCAGAACGTATTGATTGCGGTTGTGCCGATGGTGAACGTCCAGGCCGCCAGCGCGTCATAGATCAGGTCGAGTTTACTCGCCATGTCTACAGCCTCCGGTAGCGGTTCAGAATGTCGATTACGTCACGGGGCAGCGCCGCCGGAAACAGCATCGCCCCATCGGGCGACATGACCGGGCGATCCATGTCCGATCCGCTGTCCTTCTGGTTGTACATCTGCGCCGCCAGCCGGATACACGCCCGCTTGATATCCAGCGGCGCGCTTACCGACCACGCCCAATAGCCTTTGATCGCAATCGCGTTCTCCGGGTCGGTGGTGTATTCCCAATCGACACCAGAATTCGCCAGCAATCGCAGCGCATGGTAGGGCGTTCGGTTGCGCGGTTCGGTCGCATACTGCGCGCTCGTGACTACGGTGCTATCGCCATTCGTGACCGTGCTAATCTGCGCCAGGTCTTCGTCCAGGTTGAGCACCAAGCCATCCACGTCGCGCACCGCGTCAAAATAGCGGGTCGTTTCCGTGGACGCCTCAAACTGGCGGTGGCAATAGCTCTCGATGATCTCCTGGGCCTGGGTGATCAGGCCGCCGATCAGCGTATCGTCGCCCGTGCCAGAGATATCGAGCAAGAGCTTAACGTCGGAGGTCTCACAGTACGCCATTGTTTACCGCCTCCATCCGATACCACCATCCCTCAGGGCCGCCGTCAATGGCGGGCCAGACCACGCGCTGCAAGTCGATCATGTGCCCACTCGTCAGGCTCGTGTCACACAGGCTCACCAGCCCCGCCGCGCGCCAGTCATCCGCCGCGTAGCAGTCGTTCGCGTACTCGCCCCGGCGTTCCAGCGGCGTAGCTTCCAGCGCCCGGCGCGTGACCAGGGTGTTATAGAAGCCGATGCCCAGGACTTCGACCACCTGCCCGAATACGCTCTGTGCCCGGCCCTGGTGCATGTTCAGCACGTCAATCGTGCTCTCCGTGCGCGCCAGCGTGGCTGACCAGTAGTGCGGCCAGTTGCGCCAGCAGTTCAGCCCATAGGCCACGTCCGCCCCCTGCCCGACCAGCGCGGACAGCCGCGCCAGCGAGTCCACCGGGATCACGTTGTCATCATCGATAAACCACGCCGCATCATAGCCGCCCGCCAAAGCCAGGGCCTTCGCCGTGCGCAACTTGGTTTCTACGTTCACATAGTAGGGCACGTCGCCCCGGTCGCCGGTGCGCAGAAACACGGTATCCACGCCCGCCGTCGCGGCCAGGATGTGCCCCCAAGCGGGCATCCAAGAGCGCGTGTGCGGTACCACCGCCAGAACGCGCATCATAGGAAGTCCACCCGGAACAACTGCGGTTCATTCACGTCGGGCCACAGGATACGCGGGCTGGGTTCGGTGCTCATGTGCCCGCACACCAGACCCAGGTCACAGCGCTGCACGAACCCGCGCGCCTGCGCGTCTACGGCTAGGTACCAGTCATTACACGCCCCGCCCCGGTTCTCGAACGGGATCGCTTCCAGCACGTGCCGCTTGATTGCCGTGACGCCCATCCCGACGCCTTTGACATCAAGCACCGTGCCCCATGCTGCGCGCGCCTGCTCCGGGTCTTGGCTCAGGCTCCGGGCGTTGTAGCGCCGCTGCCCGTTCGCGTCTACCTGGGTGTCATCTTCGAGCAACGTGTAGGCACTCCACTTCTGCGCCGAACCGGCCTTGTAACGCCATGTGTACAACCCATACCCGATGTCCGCGCCGCCTTCCAGCAGGGCCAGCAGACGCGGGAACACGTCGCCCGGCAGGATCATGTCATCCTCGATAGCGATCATCACGTCCCATTCGCCCGCCAGAAACACGCGCTGGGCTTCCTGGTATTTGCCCGTGACAATCGCGTTACCGTCCGTCGCGCCTTCCGGCGTGCCGTAGATGCACAGGTGATCCCAGCGCGCCGCCGGGTCAGCGGTCAGCCAGTGGCGGAACGCCATAGCCCGGCTCACGATGCACGGCCCCAGATCGCGGTAGGCCAGCGTGACGACCAACGGACGCATTAGCGGGTCTGTCCCTTCATCGCCCGGAGCGCCCGCAGCAGCGTCGCCCGGTTCTGGCCCTGTTCCTCCGCCGTCATGATCCGCTCCATCTCGCCCGGATAGGCTGCTACGTATGCGGCCACGACCGAGACCGGGTGATCTGCCGGGTTATCGACCATAACCACCGGCTTAGGCTCCACCGTCTTGAGCGCGGCGGCGACAGAGACGGGCTTGCTTTTGGGCAGGGCCGCGACTGCTTCTTTCGCCACACCCAACTTAATCAGCATATAGGCGCGCTCGTCTTCTACCGTCCACACGTCGCCCGGCACGTACTGCCGCCCATCCGTCAGCGGCCCCCGGTACCCTTTGATGATCTGGATTTTCATGCTCTCCCCCGTGGGGGCGGGCAGCCCATGCCACCCGCCCCGATTGTGAAACTAGGCGACGATCTGCTTGACCGCCGCGAGGTCGTAGTCACTGGCCGGGTGATAGTCCGGGCGCGTGCCCAGCACCATGCCACTCAGGGTCATGTTCTGATTCGCCGGGGTGACAGACAACTTGACGTAGGTGTAGGTCACACCCTTGTCCGCCAGCAGTTCCGCCGCGCTCAGTTCGATGATCCCGACGCTGTCGTCATTGGCCGAGCCGGTAAAGTTGGCGGCCGTCAGGGTCTTGCCGGTGATCGCCGCATACGTCCCGCCGGAGCTGGTCGCGGCCTTGAGCACCACAGTCACAGACCCATCATTCCCGCCCGCGTAGTCGCCGAAGTTGACCAGGGCGACGATGCGATCCCAATACTTCATATCGATGGCGTCGCTCAGCGCTTCCGCCGCCGCCGTCACGGTCTGCGGCTTGATACGCGCCACAACCGCGAGTTCCTGCGTGATGTACTCACCCATTCCGTTATCCTCCTCTGCCCTAGTCGTTGTTATAAACGAAGGGCGACACGGTGAACGAACCCTGCGGATCGGCCAGGGTGATCGTGCTGATCTGCCAGGGCTTGCCGTCGAAGCGCTTGGTATAGCGCCACACGCCCTGGTCGCTCTTGAAGTTGACGTGCTCCGAGTACGCGATGGCGAGGTTCTGGCGGTCGAAGATCATGTACGAGCCGAGGTCGGCCAGGATCACGCAGCCCGCCGTATCGGCCTGGGGCAGGTGCTCGGAGAACAGGATCGGATACCCAAACAGCGGGATCGACCCAGGGCGCACCGACTGGTCACTGAGGTACACTGAGCCGCCCGTGCCGACCTCGAATGTCGCCAGGTCGGGGATCATGCTGGGATGCATAATCCAGTAGCAGCGGTTGGTGTTCGGGCGGAAGCGGCTGATCATTTCCAGCGCGTCCGCATCCGTCCAGGCGTTATCGGAGTCCGCGTCCACGCCAATGGCGCACGGCGCATTGAGGATGCCCAGCGGCGCACCGACGCCGGTACCGCGCAAGAAGTAATAGTCTTCCTTCGCAGCCACCGCGCGCCCAAACAGCCGGGTGAGCAGGGTCTCAATCGCCAGCGGGGAGTCGGCAATCAGTTCGCTGTCCACTTCCACGTAGTCGCCGATCTTGTGGATGCGGTATTCCAGTTTCTTGAACGTGGGCTGGGTTTCCGTCAGCGTCCCGCCCTCGGAACCACTCAGGGCCGGGTCAGCCGTCACGCCACCCGCGAACGCGGTGTTACCCACGCCCGCCGTCGGGGCCGTGAACTGGTCAAGCGCGGGGATAAACCCGGCGTCGCTGGACACGGGGATCGCCTCGGCGCGTCCGCGCACAACAGCGGTATCCCCCATCGCTTCCAGAAGGCGCGGCATGAACTCTTTGGGCACGGTATACCCGCCCATCACACCGCTGTCCTCGCCCATGTCCTTCGTGTTGGCGCTCTTGTACACGGTTGTCAGGCGCTTGGTGTCGCCCCGACGCACGGCCAGCAGCCAGTCACCGAAGCTCTTGACGTGCGTATCGGCAGCGCCGCCGTCATCGGTCACATAGCCAGCCTTGCGGGCGGCCGGTTCGTTTTCGAGCGCCTTGAGCACCGCGTCAATCTTGGCGCTGAACGCCGATTCCATCTGCGCCAGCTTGGCCTCGAATGCGTTGGTTTCCACGGGGGCGGCCTGTTCCGGCGCGCGCTCCGTCACCTGGATATTGTCAGGCATGATCGTTATCTCCTCTGGCGGAGTCTGCTCCGCCGTCTGTTCCGTGCTAGGGACTGGCTCCTGAACCGCCGCCGCGCTGTTCCCCGCGTCCGCCTCGGACGCCTCCGGGGTCTGCGCCTCTGGCGTGATAGGCTCGTCTGCCAGTGGGTTAATACTCACCACGTCTACCGCCTTAAGCGGCAATACGCGCTGGCGCGGGTCGGCGGGCGTCACCGTAATCGACGCATCACCGCCCAGGGGCCAGCTTTTGATATGCCACGCCTTGCCGGTCTGCTCGCGCTCGACCAGATTGGGCAACGTCCCGCTGCTCCATCCGGCCTTACCCTGCTCGACCATCTGATACACGGCGCGTTCATACGCATCCCGCATATCCAACTGCGCGGTAATCCAGACGCCGATCTCGTCTACCCCGATCTCGCCACGCCCCAGCTTGCGGCGCTTAAGCACCGGGTCGAGTCCGTGGTGATAGTAGACGGTGACCGTCTTGGTTCCGCCCTGCGGAATGTCGAAGTCGGTTTCGCCAGTGAAAAAGTCCCCGTCAAGGTCGGGCGTGTCAGGGCCACTGAACAGCACCAGATGTCCCCCTACCCTGCCATCACCCAGCGCCTTGATAGTGCTCCCCAGCGAGACCAACTCCTCAAACATGGTGGCCTGCGCTTCGTCGGCCATCTGCACCTCCTACGATTTCCTGCCGCTGGGCACCACGGACGCTTTGAGCGTCCCTCCGCGTGCCTCGATTTGAATGGCCGACCGACAGCGCGCACAATCCATGAGGATCGTGCCTCCGCGCAGGTCGGTGGCCTTGAAGAGAACGCGGGCACACTGCGGACAGCGCACCACACGGTTGCTCACAGGTCTGCCTCCACATACGCATTCAATAGCCTCTGTATGGCCCCGGTTTCCGCCGCTACCACGTCGCCCGGATTCTTCCAGCCGACTCGCTTGAAGTAGGCCGTTTGCTCTGGCCCTTGCACGCGCGGGGCGTAGGGCGTGTTGTTGCCAATGGTGATCACCAGCCCGCCCCTTGTGCCCTGCATCGTCCAACGGCGGCCCAATGTGCCCGTGCGGCGGTACGTGCTGGACGGGTCTTGCGGCGGGTAGGTCGCCAGCCTGCTCAGGATATGCGCGCCCACCGCCGCCATGCCGCGCTGCAAGCCGCGCATCTGTGTTCCGCGCGTGATCATCTCGAAAACCTCATCCGCGTCTACCGCCACATGCACCGGGATCATGCGGGTTGCCCCTCCGGCGTCAAAACCTCAATCGTAATCCAGCAGCGGCAGCGCGGATGCGCTGGCGGCGGGTCTTGCCAGCCATCGCCGCGCTTGCGTCCGTGCCGAGGCCCGCAAATAGGGCACGTCACCGCGTCGTTGGCCGTCTGCCATAC